ACGGCGCGCCCGTAGCTCAGCTGGATAGAGCGTCTGGCTACGAACCAGAAGGTCGGGAGTTCGAGTCCCCCCGGGCGCACCATATTTTTCAATGACTTGCATTATGTGCTTTGTCCATGAAATTGCCGATTGTCCGTGTTTTGTCCGTGTTCTCGCCCAGGGCCAGGAGCATTGGTTCCCGTTTGAGTGTTACGCTGAGCGTGTTTCTTCCAAAAACTGACTGCCTAGGCGGAGAAAAATCCATGAAAACAAAAGAGCACGAACTGATAGTGCTTATGTTTGCTCGATTGTATGAATCCATTGGAATCATAGAGGAAACACTTAAGAGCCGTGGCCTTTGGACTGGCGACGATCCCAAAGCTTTTTCGCATGCCGTCCATGCCGATGACCGGAAAATTCTTCATTACGTCGAGCGGGCGCGGAGTGATTATTTGGCCTTCGCAAATCAACTAGGGGTGATAGTTGGCCCAACATCCTGACCGCTCGTTTCAAAAAATCTTTGTCCTTCATTGGTGTCTCCTATTCGGTTTCATGGCTAAGCCATCCAGTCGACGTCACCGGACATCGGCCACAATCCTTGAGGCACCCATGGCGAGACTGGCGCACCGTACTCCGGCATTCTCTTCATGCGGCCTTTACAAAGCGGACATTCGAGAGTACGCAGTTCTGCCCATTCCAATTCGCCCATCTTCCGCAGTTCACAGGCTCTTTCAGGCGCAATCTTCCGCTGCTCTCCGCAGGATGTGCAGTAGATCAGTACATAGGCAACCACAGACATAAACTCATTCCATCCAGAGAGCGCTCGGACTACCGCCGTATGTAGCGTAGTGCCGCCCGAAATCCGGCTTTTCTTTTGGCCGTTCCTTGCATTGCCATGAAGCCATTGCGCCCAAGAACAGATACCGCGTTGATGCCATCAGGTGATAGCTCGACTCGTTAATGATTTTGCCGTTTTCGTCTCGCGCGAAAGTACGAAATTCATCCAGCCAATTCCGGCAAGAGCGAAAGACTTTGAGCTTGCCCGTGCTGAGCCGCGTCCAGACTTCGTATATGCCAGCGTCCCGCGCGTTCTTCGCCAGAATCAGGTTCAGGCCAAGACTACGATACTTTTGCAGAAGTCTTTCCCCGTCGTGTTGGCTGCGCTGATTTGCGGCTGGGTCGATGAAGCCGGGTATCCACACCCCGCGCGATTTGATAGCGTCGGCGTGAATGAGAGGCTCGGCCTGTCCGCGGTAATGCTCTCCCGTGAGGTATGCAACATCATTGTCGCGGTCCCATGCGCCCCAGATTGCCGCCGTTTTTTGCCAGCCCACATCCATCCCATACGCGCGAGGCCAATAGTCCGCGACCGCGAAGTCATCTACCAAGAAATCCGATTCAGGAATGGGGTAGATTGCGCCTGAGCCAAGCTGCGGAATCCCTTTCGTTCTCGCGTCGCGCTGGTATTCTGGAATCGAGGCGTAGAGTTGCGCTCGCGTCCCTGCGCTCAGGTGCGGTGCGTCATCCCAGGTAGCCTGTACGAAGCATTTTTGCGAGTCCTCGGGCGCGTTCATAAATTCGCGCACAATGTCTGTAACGCCCCACAAGGGGGTGAACGTGAACAGGATTATTCCGTTGGGCTCGCCGGGAACCGTAGAAAGCGTGCGCATGAGGCATTCGGCGTAAATTTTCTGTTCGCATTCCTCATCGAGCCAGATCACGTCTTTCTTTGTGCCGAAGAAACTCTCGACGCCTGAGTCGTAGGATTTGAGTTGCAGTTCGCTGTAGCTGCCCGAGACGTGCCTGACGCGGATCGTCTCAACCGCTTCCGGCACTCCGACCTTGGGGGTCGTTCCGATCAGCAAATCCGCTGGAATCATTCCCGTACCGTATTGCGGGCCTGGGCCGAGCAGCGCAAGCTGGATAATGTCGCGCGTCGTTTTCGCATCTTTGCCAGCCGCCCATGCTGCGATGGGCCGCGCAAAGCGCCGGCCTTTCCACCAATCCGGATAATTGCCCGTCAGATGCAAAGCGCATTCGTAGGCGCCGACGCCTTCCGACTTTCCGACGCGGTTTGCCGCCATGAATAGCCGCTCGTTTTTTGTTGAGCCAGCCTCGAAAAACTCCACGTGCTTCACATACAATTCGCGACGAAGTGGGCCTGTTTCGGGGTAGAAAGACTCCAGTTTATGCTGCGCACGATATTGAAGCTCGGCTCGAATCGCTTCGCGCGACGGTAGTTTGTGGTTTCCGTTTCCCATTTCTACTTTGCTTCGCGGCAGACTTTTCACCGCTCCGCGGCAAGTGCATTTTTAAAATCTCTGGCCTTGCCCGGATAATTCGGCTTGGCGGCAATTTCCGCAGAGGTAAGACCTACTGAAGATCCCGCAGTGCTGACCGTCCGCACAGGAGCAGGGACCTTGGGTTTGGGCCTTCGATATTCGTACCCTTCGCCACCACTGGACGCACCCGTTAGCAGCCTCGCAGAGAGTCGCCCGACCTCCATGACGGCGGCAGGTTGACTCATTTGGCCGAGTTTTTCCGCATAAGCGGGATGCCTGCCGAGGTAATAGACTACGTCGGCGCCATTCTCTAGTTCTAAAACCGCTATCTGCACTCCCGCGCCAATGTGGATCTCCTGATTTACAACTTCGTCCCAGTCGGGGTACTTTTCCTTGGCCTCTTTAACTTGCGCCGCATAATTCCGTAAATTTCGTTCGCAGTGTTGCCGCTGCGCGGCTTGTGCGTCTTCGAAAGCCTTGTCCGCTGCAAATTTTTCATTGCCCCATTTCACGAGCGCATCTTCGAAGGCTTCGTCATTGGCAAAATCCGCCCGTTTCGGTTTTGGCCGCGCCTCCACAGCTTCGGCTTGCGCTGGCCGCACCGTCCCGGCTCCCGTCTCGAGCTGCTTAATTTTTTCCAGGAGCGGGGCCGTGGCGCGTTCAATGGCTCGCTCTTTGCGGCTCTTGCGCGGCGGCAGAGTCTCCATCCCATCATGCGTGACTGCCTCGCCTTCGGCCGGGACTTCCGGTTGGACTACTTCTTCGATAGGTTCGCTAGCTGACTTCAGGATCATACGTACTGCCCCTCCTAACGGCGTTGCGCCCGCTTCAAGTCCCTGGCTTTGCCCGGATAATTCGGCATGGACGCGATTTCCGAAAAGCTGGCGTCCGCTGGCGGTCTAATGGGCCTGCGTTGCGGCGCCTGCGTGTGAGGTGCGTTGGCCCCGAGCCTGGCGGAAAGCCGCTCAATTTCCCTGATGGCGGAGATTTCGCGTCCCGGCGTTTTGCTCATTTCCCCGATTTTTTTCGCAAAAGCAGGGTGTTTAGCAAGGTAGTAAGCCACTTCCGCGCCATTCTCCTGCTCTAGGAGAGCTAACTGCACCCCCTGCCCGATGAAGATGTCTTGCTTTAGAGCCTCTTCCCAATCATCGTACTTTTTCTTGGCCCCCTGCACCTGTCGATCGTAATTTTTTATATTTTTATCGAAGCGCTGTTCCACTGTAAGCTGCTCGTTCGACTCCTCGGGCTTCGGTTCAGGCGGAGTTTTCACTTCAAACCCGGCCTTCTCCAGCGTCGTTTCCAGATTCATCTGCCGCGCTTCGTCGCCGCCCGGCTCGTAAGAAGCCGACTTTAGAATTAGCCCTTCGGCCATGATTTATTTCTCCTTTCTTTCTGTTTTTCGTCCAACGTTCGGATGTCGGTCAAAATTCGGATGAACAGGGGTCCTAGAATTTGCGAAATAGCCGCCCCTGCCCTTTTGTACAAAGTGAGTTGGTGATACTGCTTTGCCCTTCTGTTTTGTTGGCCCACTTCTCATTGTTGTTTTCTCCTTTTATTTCCTCACCGCTTCAAGCAGTGGGAAAATCTGGATTGCCTCGATCCGCTCACTGATATGTTGCGCTGAGAATCGCCGCCTCAAACGTCGTGCAGCCGGTAGGATTGTTAGCTTGGCCCAAAGCGAATCTATGCGCCGCCGTCATTGCTACCGATAAAGCCCCTGAGTCTGATATCGTCCCGACTGTGTTATTCGGCGTTCCAGAGGCAAGCACCGCGTTGCTGTTCGTGATGTCAATGATGGCCCACTGAGAATTTACCGAGCATCCGACGCCCGCTGTGGTCACGACAGAGACTAGCCTTGTGAGCGTATGAGCGTTGGCGGGAATGAAAAACGCCGCGCAATTTGATGGCGATCCGGAGCCGCACACGCCGCTCGTTACGGTTCCACTTACGATAGATTCGCTCACGGCGCCGCCCCACGTTCCATCGCCACGCAGGAAAGTAGTTGCCGACTGCCCGGTATTCGAGATGCTGGTCCCGCCGATCTTGAAATTGTTTCCCGAGCCTTGAGCATCGAAAGTTTTGTTGGTAAATGTGTCTATCGTCGCCGCCCCGGAAACAGTGTCCGAAGTCCCTCCATTGTTGGCCATCTTCCAGCGGTGTACGGAGTTATCCGCCCAGAGCAAATCAAATCCTGCTACTCCGGTGGCTCCACCATTTTCGGGAAACTTTAGCGGAGTGGGCCAAGAGAGAAGATCATTCGCATCCTTCGAGAAAAGTAGATTCGCGCTTCCAGCCGCATTTCTCCATCCGAACGAATCGCCAGATCCCATGCGGAGAACGCCGCTGGTCGCAGGCGAGGCAGTTCCGCTCACGAAAAATCCCGTGCAACCTGTTCCACAACTGGCTCCGCCGCCACTGCTCGATGCCCCTCCGGGCAAATTATCGACAGAAAAAAGCAAATCCCCTGCTGAGCAAAAGGCACCGTCGTTCGCGC